CGGATGACATTACAGGAAAGGAACTTGTTTCTAGTGGTCAAGCTGACTTTTATGGGGACTTTATTTCGATACCTTTGGTGGTAGAAAATTTAGAACAAAACAGATTTTATACTTTTAGAATTAACAGCAATGCCACTAATAACAATATTTATAAAGATAAGATTTTTGTAACCAACCAAGAAATAAACCAAGTAAATAATAAAACCTATTCAATTAACAAAGATCAATACGTTGATGTTAAAAGTAATAATGATTATATTGTAATATGAGCAGAAGAAAACCAGAACAGGGTAAGATCAATGTTGTAAATTTAAACAACTATACAAGTCCAAATATAACTATAAACAAAACTAGAGATTGGGTTACATATGGTTCCAACAATGACTATTTTAAGTATTTATTAGACAGATATTCTGGAAGTCCTACAAATAATGCTATTATAAACGGAATTTCTCAAATGATATTTGGAAAAGGTTTAGATGCAACAGATAGTAATAAAAAACCAAACGAATACGCACAAGCAATTACTCTTTTAAAAGACGAAGCAGTTAGAAAATTCTGTTATGATCTTAAATTAATGGGACAATGTGCTATCCAAATTATTTACTCCAAAGACAGAAAAACAATTGCAACAATAGACCACATTCCTGTGGAGTCGTTGGCACCAGAAAAATGTAACGAAGATGGAGAAATTGAAGCGTATTACTATTTTCACGATTGGGAGCAAATAAAACCAAGCGACAAACCTACTAGAATACCAACATTTGGAAGTTCAAAAGAGAGCATTGAAATTCTTTATATTAAACCTTATGTAGCAGGTCATTTTTACTATGCACCTGTTGATTACCAAGGTGGTTTACAATATTGTGAGTTAGAAGAAGAAGTGAGTAACTACCATTTAAACAACATTATGAACGGTTTAGCACCGAGTATGCTAATAAATTTTAACAATGGTGTACCGAACGAAGAAGAAAGAGAGGGTATTGAAAGACGTATTTTAGAAAAGTATTCTGGATCAAGTAATGCAGGTAGATTTATATTAAGTTTTAACGAAAATAAAGATACAGAGTCTAGCATCGAAGCAGTACAATTATCTGACGCTCACAATCAGTATCAATTTTTGTCAGACGAGAGTATGCGTAAAATAATGGTTTCTCACAGAGTTGTTTCACCTATGCTTTTAGGAATTAAAGACAGTTCTGGGTTAGGAAACAATGCAGACGAATTAATGACTGCAAGTACTTTAATGGATAACACCGTTATAAGACCGTTTCAAGACCTTTTAATAAGAGCATTTGATCAAGTACTAGCTTTTAACGATATAAGCCTTAATTTATACTTTAAAACGCTTCAACCACTTGAATTTACAGACATTGACAAGGAGTTAGTAGACGAAGAAACGCAAGAAGAAGAAACAGGAGTTAAAATGTCAGAACAAATCGAATTAACTGACGACGTTTCAAGTCATATTTTAGATAATTTACAAAATGACGAGTTAGACGATACTTGGGAGTTTGTAGATGAGTTAGAATGTGATGGACAAGAGTATTCAGATGAGGTGTGGGCAAGTTATTTAATTAATGAAAAACAAAGTTTATCTGAAAAATTAGCAGGATACGTAACTTCAAAACCAAGTGGGTTTAGTTATTTAGACAAATCCTTTTATAAAATTAGATACAAATACCATCAAAAAAGAAAAACAGACGGAGACAGTAGAGATTTTTGTTCTACAATGATGAGTAGATATGACTCAAAAGGTTATCCTGCAGTTTATAGATTAGAAGATATTGACAAAGCAAGTAGACAGGGAGCAAATTCAGAGTTAGGTCATAACTCACAACCTTACGATTTGTTTAAATTTAAGGGCGGTGTTTATTGTCATCACGTTTGGAAAAAAGTTTTATTTAGGGTAAAGAACAAATCAATAGAAAGTCCAGAATTTTCAGATTACAAAAGAACTAGATCAATACCTGCAAGTTACAATATTAATCCAAGAGGTACTGCACAGTCAGTAATTGCACCAATTGATATGCCAAATAACGGTCATCACCCAAGTTGGAGTAAAAAGAAACCTAAAAAGAAAAAAAGATAACAATGGCAACGGCATTATTTATAACACCAACAGATTTAAAACGTAATTCATTGATTGATGGAAACGTGGACGTGGACAAGTTTATACAGTTTATCAAAATCGCACAACAGATACATATACAGAACTATTTAGGAACTGCATTGTATGATAGAATTTCAAACGATATTATTGCAGGAACTTTAACAGGAGACTATTTGTTTTTAGTGAATGAATATATAAAAGATATGTTAATCCACTTCGCAATGGTTGATTATTTACCCTTTGCTGCATATCAAGTTGCCAATGGCGGTGTTTTTAAACACATTTCAGAAAATAGCGAAAGTGTAACAAAAAACGAGGTTGATACCTTAATAGACAAGCACAGGAATTTCGCTCAATTTTACACTAGACGTTTTATAGATTATATTTGTTTTAATAATAACCTGTTTCCAGAATATAACGCAAACCAAAATGCAGATATGTTCCCAGACACAGACGCAAATTTTGTAGGTTGGGTACTATGATAAGAAAGAGCAAACCAAAAGAAAAAAATATTAAACTTTTAAATAAATTTCTTAAATTTTATAAAAGTGAAGTGGCTATAAAGAACCACATTAAAGAAAAAAATAAACAATAAAGCTAATAAATTATGGCAACATTAACAGGACAAAAAATAAAAGATACGTATGACGGATTGCTAAAAACAGATGTTAGTTCAATTGGACTTCCTGCTTCTGGTAAAGTCGTAATAACTGACGGATTAGGGATTGATAGTGCTTTGAGTTTGGGTAAAATAAATAATGGCGCTCAAATTACAGGTACTTTAAAAATAGCATCAATTACAGACAGTACTTCAAGTGCTGCTACTGTTGATGAAATTATAACAGAAGCTAAAACTATTGCAGCTAATGATAACGATACATCAATACCGACAAGCGCAGCAGTAAAATCCTATGTAGATGCAGTTCCTGCTGAAAATTTAGCACAAACTCTTGCAATAGGAAACACGACTGGTGGAAAAGATATTCAAATGTCGGCTGGAGATTCAATTAAATTTGATAGTGAATTTATCATAGAAAAAGCTGGTACTCCTGGTTCTGGTGGAAATCTTCAAGGAGATATACGTTTATCGAACGGAGATTCAAATTCATTATTAAGACTTTTAAACCAGAATGGTAGGTTACAAATATATGCTGGTCCATCAGTTCAAATTCAAGCTAATAAAACACAAATTAATGGAGGTTTTGTAGGTATAAATAATGCAACTGGTAGTAATCCACAAGACCAACTTCACGTAAACGGAACTATACGAGCAGCTATGGCTTTAAACAACGGTAGTTCTAATGCAACAGGTTTTGCATTCAAAGCCTTAAACGATGCAGGAACTGCTGCAACTGGTTTCTATTATGATAATAATGGAGCGCAAATAGTGATGAAAAACAGGTTTAATGTTCAAAATGTAAAAATATCTACAACTGGTTCAGATACTTATTTTAATGGAGGTAGATTTGGTGTAGGAACTACTTCCCCATCTAAAACATTTGATGTTCAAGGTAGCGCTAGGATTAATACATTAGATTTTTTAAATTACAACTCAACTAATTTTATATATGGACCAAGTAATGGTTTAATTTACTTTGGAGCGCCACAAAGTTACAACCAAAATATCCAAGTGCAGGGAACTATTAGAGCCGAAAAAAGCATTCAGATAGGTATGAATTGGGACGCTGCTTCTGCATCATTAGTAGGATCTCAAAGATACAATGAAACTAGTAACAGTAGTTATGTAGAAATGTGTATGAAAACAGGAGCAAATACATATGCTTGGGTTGAAATTAAGAAAAATACTTGGTAGAATTAAAAATAAAAAATTATGATAAAATATACTTGGGATTGTAAAACAGTGGACGCTCGTCCTTTAGAGGAGGGGGAAACAGATGTAGTGTATAACGTTCACTGGAAAGTAACAGGGACATCAGATGAATTAAATCCTGAAGGAAATGCTTATTCAGCAGGTAGCATTGGCACACAAGTTGTAACTTGGAATCCAGAAGGTACATTTATACCCTTTGAAGATTTGACTAACGAGATAGTAGTTGAGTGGACACAAGCAGCAATGAGTGAAGAGCAAGTTGCAAATATTGAAGCTAGTATCACTAGTCAGATAGAAAGCCTTATCCATCCGACCTCGGTAACCTTAACTATTGGGGAGACACAACCCCCTGCAGAATAAAAAAGGTAAAAATCACATAAAATAAGTAATGATACTGATATACCAGAAAGGTATAAATTAAATCAAATCAAATTATTTTATGTCAGATGCAATAGTTAAGAATCTTAGCTTTGGTGAAGATGCCAGAGTGAAAGTATTTAAAGGAATACAACAACTCACAAAAGCCGTTAGCTCTACCTTAGGAGCTAGTGGTAAACGTGTGTTACTAGAAGATGGATCAGGAATGCCTATTATAACCAAAGATGGTGTAACAGTGGCTGATTCAATAATCTTGCGAGACCCAGTGGAAAACATGGGGGCTACGCTTTTAAAAGAAGCAGCAAGAAAAACAGTTAGAGAA